CCAGCGCGGAGTTCCTGGAGTGGGCGATCGGGCTGGCCCCGCAGATTGAGCCCTGGCTGAAGAAGGGGGTGGGCGATGCTTGACTGGACGCGCTCGAAGAAGAGCATCCAAGGGGCTCTGGAGATGGAGGAGGCGGTGGCCCGATGTCTGCGGGCAAGGCTTCAGTACCTCGAGGCCGAGCTCGAGCTTGCTGTCCTCTGCAACTCGACAGCAGAGGCCGCGACGTATCGATCTCAGATTGAGGCCGCCTGCAAGTCGCTCGCCCTGGCAGATCAGGACGTGCTCGACCTGAGGATGGAGCTCGAGGAGTTTGAGCGTGGAGGTGGGCGATGAGAGATCCGATGGATCGCTACTACACGCCAGACCCTCTGGCTGAGGCTTGTGTGCGCGTCCTGTTCCGGCGGCTGGTCACCAGGCGCTGGCAGTTCGGGGAGCCGTGCTGCGGGGGAGGGGCCTTCGGCAGAGCGGCCCAACGGGTGCTCCCTCAGGTGGACGTGTTTGGATGCGACATCGATCCAGCTGCAGATCCAGGGTTCGAGCTGGACCGCTGCAGGGTGGAGGACTGGCGAGGCGAGCCCAGGCTAGAGGTGCTGGCCACCAACCCGCCTTACCGCGACATCTACGCATGCATCGATGAGATGAGGGCGTTGCAGCGCTACCATGGGGCGCTACGGCTGGGGCTGCTTCTGCGGGCCACGACGATCGAGCAGGTCATGTGCTCGGATGACCCGCCAAGCGAGATCCACGTCACGAGGCAGCGAGCGAAGTGGGGCGGAGAGGGCGGCGCCTCCTACAGCAATAGCGACACGTGCGGGATCGCCTTCATGGTCTGGGAGCTGGGCCCAGGCATCAAGTCAGGCACGACCATCGAAGGCATGCCTGACTGGAGGCCTCGAGGTCGCAGCCATCCAGTAGCCATCCAGTAGCCGCTGGAGCAGGCTGTCCATCGTTGTCCTGCTCTTGTCCTGCTCTTGTCCTGCTCTTGTCCTGGATCGGCCAAGACGCTCTGATCGGCTAAGATGGTCGAGCGATCGTGCAAAGGGGGCTGGGCGACGATGGACTGGTCAGACCGGGAGCTTACGCTGGGACCTCAGCAGCTGCAGGTTGTGCGCTGGTGTGCCCAGCATGGACATCGGCCGATGAAGGCTGCAGCGTCTGGCCTCTGCTCGGAGCGATCGATCAAGCGCTGGGGCGGTGAGCCGGTCGTGCGCGGCTGGGTCGAGGAGTACCTGGTCGAGCACCCCAGCGCGCGCATGGCAGCCCGAGAGGCCCGGGAGGCGCTCACCGCCATGGTCCCCGCGGCTATCGACACGCTGAGGAGCTCGCTGGCGGGAGACGAGCTGGCGCATGCCCGAGTTCGGCTGGCCCAGTGGCTGATCTCGGACCTCTTCGCTCACGCCAAGGAGCTCGAGGCGGAGGCCGACCAGCACGAGCAGTCGGCAGACATCGCGGAGCTCGCTGAGGCGATCCGGCTGGCCCAGTGACGGTCTACGTCCCCCCCGGGATCCCAACGGCGCTGCGGCCCAAGCTCACGGCCATCCTGGGCGATCTCCCCCGCTTCGCCCGACTGCTCAAGGTCCAGGACAAGGAGAGCAAGCGGCTTGTCCCGTTCCAGGCCCTCCCGATGCAGACCAAGCTCTTCGAGGCGGTTCAGGCGGGCCACAAGCGGATCGTGATCGTGAAGGCTCGGCAGGTCGCAGCGACCACGGCCTGCAAGCTGGTCCTCCACTGGCTGGCGACCTCGACCACTGAGGAGGCGATGTACGCGATCGTGTCGATGAGAGACGACAGCGCGACAGCCATGCTGGGAGACAATCGGCGATGGCTTGAGCACCCTCCCAAGGCCCTCCAGCGCAAGCTCTCCACCAAGGCGAAGGGCGGGATCGTGTACGCAGACACCAAGGCGAGCATCAAGGCCTTCACGTCGAGGTCTGAGAGCGGCCTTCGCTCATTCAGCCCAGCGGCGGCGGTCATCTCTGAGGCGGCCTACGCCCCCGACCTCGAGGAGGTCATCGCCCAGGTAGACGCGGCCGTCGGCGATGGGCTGCTCATGGTCGAGTCAACGGCCAACAACCCGGCCGACTTCTTCAGCCAGCTCGTGCGCGGCGCCCCTCAGAACGGCTGGCTCCTGCTCACTCTGTTCTGGTGGGAGCACCCTCTCTACCGGGACCCGCCGGCCATGATCCCCGCGGACTTCGAGGCCTCGCTGAGCCCAGACGAGCTGCAGCTGCAGGAGCGCTACGGGCTGGACCTGGGCCAGCTCCATTGGCGCCGGCGCACTGAGGCCCGGATCGGCAGCGCTCACAAGTTCCGACGTGAGTACCCGGCCTGCTTAGATGATTGCTTCTTGGACCGGCAGGGCGGCTACTTCGAGGATGGGGCCATTGAGGGCGTCGCCGTTGTCGAGCCCCAGCATGGGGTCCAGGGGCACGAGCTCGAGGCGCCTCACCATGAGGACCGCTACGTGATGGGGGTAGACGTGGGCGGAGGGGTCGGCGGAGACTTCAGCGCCCTCTGTGTGGTCTCGGTCGCAACTCGGCAGATCGTGTACGTCGAGCGGTCAAACACCGTGACGCCGGCGGCGTGGGCGCATCGGGCCATCCAGGTCGGCGCCCGCTACAACCAGGCCCTCATCCTCGCAGAGAGCAACAACCACGGCCACGCCTTCCTGCTCGAGGCCAACAGCTGCAGGTACCAGGCGCTCTGGCTCAACCCCGCGACAGGGAAGCCCTGGGTGACCACGTTGGCCAGCAAGCTCGAGGCCTTCGACACCTTGAGGGAGAGCCTCCAGCTCATCCGCATGATCGATCGCGTGACCTGGATGGAGCTCCGGTCGCTGACGATCCCGCCCGGGAAGGTCGCCCCTGAGGCTCCTCGAGGCGCTCACGATGACGCGGCCGTGGCGTGCGCGCTCGCCTTCCGCGCCCTCCGCGACGTTCCAGCCTCTTGGCGCACCGGCGCGCTAAGCTCGACCCGTAGCCGGGTGGAGACCCTGCTCAGCTCTGCTCGGGCGCGACGCTTGCGCTCCTCCTCCGGCCTCCCCTTCTGAGGTGCCTATGCTCAAACCCTCCGATGTCCGCGCCCTGGTCGAGGTGCACGACCGCTTCTTCGACGACATCCGCGACGATCTGCGCCAGTGGAAGAACCTGTACATGACGCGCTTCTGGCGTGGCCGTGCGACCCGCGCCCTCGACGGCGTACTCAGAACCGAGGTCTCCAAGGCTTACAAGACCGTCGAGAGCTACATCGGATCGCTCTACAGCAAGAACCCAGCGGTGAGGGTGGAGCCCGATCTGCGGGACCGCGGGAACCCGGCCGTCGCCCAGGCCACGGCCAACGAGTACCTCCGGGGCGTGCGCGAGCAGATCGAGGGCGCGACCCGACTGGCCTTGATCTACCCCTGCAGCTTCCTGAAGCTGGCCCCCGTGGAGAACGTGGATCCGCTCAAGCGGGTGAGCTGCAGCGCGCTCCCTCCATGGGAGGTGATCGTGGATGCGACCGCTGGAGCCTGGGACCAGCAGCGGCACGTGGGGCACGTGTACCTGATGCCAGTGCAGGAGGCCTCGGTGCGCTTCGGGAAGCCCGTCGATGCGTTCCGGCCTCGTGTCTTCGCCAAGTGGATCGATGGGGGCATGAGCTCGGGCTCACCCGATCCCGCCGTCCAGCTCGACACCGCGACCGCGAGCTCTGACAAGTGGATCCGCCTGGTGGAGCTCTATGACCTGCAGGCCGATCGCCTCCTGGTCTGGTCGGAGGACTACGCCAACGGCGAGGACTTCCTCTTCGAGGGTGTGACCGTCCAGGTAGGAGCGTTGCCCGCTGACGCTGGGCAGGGCGAAGAGCCGGAGCCGGTCCTCGAGCACGAGACGACCGGGATCCCGTACAAGAGCGCTTCAGGCCGTCCGGTGGTGCCGATCATCCCCGTCTACTTCTCGCGCGACCCGGACACCCCGCTCCGGGGGTACAGCCTGATCGACCGGAGCGCAGACCAGTTCCGGGAGCTCAACGTCATGCGCACGTACCAGGCCCAGGGCGTCCGGCGCATGGCGCGCCAGTGGATGGTTCGGGCCGGCTTCCTGGGAGACGATGCGGCCGCCAAGATCTCGCAGGGGATCGATGGAGAGTTCATCGAGGTGGACCTGCAGCCCGGCATGCCGCTCGAAGGCAACATGACCGCGGTCCCTCAGGCGCCGATCCCGGCCGACATCTTGAGCTACGGCCTCACGGTCGAGCAGGACATCAACGACGCTGGAGTCCTGGCTCCCTTCACGAGGGGAGAGGCCACGGGAACGACAGCCACCGAGCAGCAGCTCCTGGCGAGCTACACCTCGAGCGAGATCGGGCGCATGGCCAGGATCCGAGACGCGGTGATCAGTGAGCTCGCCTTCACCTACAACGTGATGCTCAGCGTCATCCTCGGGGACGACGCCGAACCGTTGGCCCTGCCCAACCCGGTGGGCCCGACGATCCTCAGCGCGGACGACTTGACCGGAGACTTCACCTACTGGGCGGACGACGCCGGCACGACGCCGATGTCTGACTTCACCAAGCAGCAGAGCCTAGAGCGCCTGGCGCCGGTGCTGGTCCAGCTGGGGGCAGATCCGGCCCTCATCCTCAAGGAGATGGTGCGCACGTTCCAGCTCCCGGCCGACCTGGCTAAGCTGGCCCAGCAGGTCCCCCAGCCAGGCATACCGCCCAATGAGCCAGGGATCGCGCCGCCCGAAGAAGGAGCCCTCTGATGCCGCTCGACACGACCATGGGCGCCATGCCCGCAGACCTCGAGGCCGCGGCCATGGCCGCTGACACCGCGGTGGGCGACACCATCGCCTCCCTCATCCCCCGGCCAGAGCGCCCCTACAGCCCCCGCGTCGCGACCTCGCTGGCCAAGGCCATCGCCAAGGTCATGGCCGCGCTGGGCGTCGAGATGACCGCGGAGGAGTACACGGGCCCGGTCGAGGAGTTCAGCCCCGATGAGGCGCGGTTCCTGGCGATGCTCGAGGCCGCGGCGGCCGACTATGGCAAGCCCCTCCCGATCAAGCTGGCGGACATCAAGGGCGATGCCGAGCTCACCGCGATCACGGCGGCCCTGAGCGCGCTCGCTGATGACGCGGACTTCATGGCCTTCCTGGATGAGGGCGGTGGAGAAGAGGGCGCCATGGAGAAGCCCGAGGGCCCTGAGATCGAGATCGAGGTCAAGCCAGGGGCCGCCAAGCCCGCTGGGGATGACTTCTTCGCTAAGCGCATGCGCTGAGGTTCCACCATGGCTCTGGGCTCGCTCCGGTCTCTGGCGGCTAAGGCTGCCTCCCTCTTCGGCCTCAACACGCCCAAGAGCGTCATGGCCTCCGTTGGGAAGGGCTCGAAGACCGCGGGCGGCTTCCAGGAGATGCCCGAGTTCGGAGACGATCCCCTCGAGGCCATGAAGTGGGCCATCAACAACCGCCAGAGCGTCAACTTCCGCTATGTCGACAAGTGGAGGGAGCCGAACGAGCCAGGCGCGAAGGGGCCCCGGATCGGCAACCCTCACGCGCTCTGGGTCGGGCGCAACGGGACGCTCTACCTGCACATGTGGATCGATCCGCTGTCTGCCTCTGCCTCTGCGACCGATGGGACGGGCCAGAAGCCAGGCTGGCGGACGTTCATCGTGGGCCGGATCGATGAGGCGGCCGTGAGAGACGCCGGCTTCAGCCAGTGGACCGCGACCCGCAACAAGTTCAGCATCGCCCCCGGCTGGAACCCCGCGTGGTACAGCCGAGTGGGGCAACCCGTGGCGCTGGTCCAGCGCTGATCCCCGAACCACCCCCCGAGGAGTTCACCATGCCCGAAGACACCCTCTCCAGCCCGAGCCAAAGCGCGCCGCTCAGCTCCCTCGCCTCTGCGGCCCTCGACGCGGCCCAGGCCCAGCATGCCGACCCGCCCAGCGAGCCTTCTGAAGCTGAGGTGCTCGAGGCGATCGTCGAGGCTGACGCGG